GGCCCACATTTTGAATTGATGTAATAAAAAAATTATTATACTTGTAATATCTAAAAGAAAGAGTTATAATGGCACGAGCATTAACAGAAAAACAACAAAAGCTACTTGCAGTCTTATTTGATGAAGCAGGTGGTGACGTTGTTATTGCAAAAAGAATTGCAGGATATTCGGATGCTACTTCGTCTACAGAAATTATTAACTCTCTTAAAGAGGAAATACTAGATGCTACATCTACGTACATGGCACGTAATGCTCCTAAAGCCGCTATGGCTATGGTAGGTGCGTTGTACGATCCTACTGAATTAGGTATTCGTGATAAGATGTCAGCAGCTAAAGAACTACTTGATCGTACTGGCCTAGTTAAAACAGAAAAGATGCAAGTAGAAACTAAAGGTGGAGTAATGTTAATGCCACCAAAACAAATGGAAGAAGATGACTAAACCATTAAAACAGTGGAAGTTGCCCCAACCAACTGACATAAAAGAAGACAATGAATGGGTTCCTATTCCCCGAATATCTAGGACCGTTCCATATGGCTACGAAGTAGACCCCGATGATCCTGATGTGCTTTTACCTATTGAGCACGAACTTGACATGCTTCAACAAGCACAAAAGTATCTTAAACAATATTCATATCGTGAAGTAGCTAATTGGCTGACACGAAATACAGGTAGGGATATATCCCACGTAGGATTACGTAAACGGTTGGAAAATGAGCGACAAAGAAAAAACAAAGCTAGAAGCCTACGCAGATGGGCAGACTATGCGAAAAAGGCAATCGCCAAAGCGGAAGAAATTGAACGAACAAGACTCGGAGCTAGAGTCAACGAAGACGAAGACTACTACGAAGAAACGGACACAGGCCAAGTCAAAGCCTGAACCCGCAAAGATTGTTCAAGAGATTCCTATTGAGGAACAGCACAACGTAATCTTTAAGCCTAATGAGGGACCGCAAACAGAGTTCCTAGCAGCAGGTGAACGTGAGGTGCTATATGGAGGCTCTGCAGGTGGGGGTAAGAGCTACGCCATGCTGGCAGACCCTTTACGGTATATGGGCCACCCAGCCTTCTCAGGATTGCTCCTACGGCATACTACGGAAGAACTTCGTGAACTTATATTTAAGTCGCAGGAAATGTATCCCAAAATCTGGCCCGGTATTAAATGGTCAGAACGTAAGATGCAATGGACTGCACCCTCTGGTGCACGACTATGGATGTCCTACCTAGACAGAGAAGATGACGTGTTACGTTATCAAGGTTTGGCATTTAGTTGGATAGGATTTGATGAATTAACTCAATGGGCTACGCCCTTCGCTTGGAATTATATGCGAAGTCGCTTGAGATCAACAGCACCTGACTTGCCTATTTTTATGAGAGCAACTACTAACCCCGGCGGCAGAGGGCATCATTGGGTTAAGAAAATGTTTATTGACCCAGCACCTGCAGGTAAAGCATATAATGCAACGGATATTGAATCTGGTGAAGAACTTAAATATCCCGCAGGACACGAAAAGGCAGGAAAGCCTTTGTTCAAACGTAGGTTTATACCTGCACGTCTTTCAGACAATCCTTATCTAAGTAAGCAAGGTGACTACGAAGCGATGCTTTTGTCTTTACCTGAGCAACAACGTAGACAATTGTTAGACGGTGATTGGGACATTAAAGAAGGCGCAGCCTTTACAGAGTTTGACAGAAACATTCATGTCATTGAACCTTTTAAAATACCAAGCAATTGGGTTAAGTTTAGGGCATGTGACTATGGATACGGAAGTAAATCTGGAGTTGTTTGGTTTGCGGTTTCTCCTGATGAACAGTTAATTATATACAGAGAATTGTACGTAAGTAAAGTTCTTGCAACTGACTTAGCAGATATGGTAATGGATTTAGAAGCAGAAGACGGAAACATTAAGTACGGTGTACTTGACTCTTCTTTATGGCACAAGCGTGGCGATACTGGACCTAGCCTTGCAGAACAAATGATTGGTCGTGGTTGTCGTTGGAGACCATCAGATCGTTCTAAAGGTTCACGGATTGCTGGTAAAAACGAAGTACATAGACGGTTACAAGTAGACGAGTTTACAGAGAATCCTCGTTTAGTATTTTTTAATACTTGTACAAATATTGTATCACAATTACCTGCTATACCTTTGGACAAAAAGAATCCAGAAGATGTTGATACCCACTCTGAAGATCACTTGTATGATGCATTGCGTTATGGTATAATGTCCCGACCACGATTTAGTGTATTTGATTATGATCCACATGGAAGACCTTCAATGGGTATGCGTGTAGCAGACGCAACGTTTGGTTACTAAGGAAAAATAAATGGCAGAAGAAAATGACATCTTTATTGAAGACGATTCAATTGCGTTAGAGGATACAGATAACTCTACGGAATTTGATGCAGATACTTCAAAAATTATTCCATATGTAATGGAACGTTATCATCGTTCAGAAGATTATCGTCGCCAAGATGAAGAACGTTGGCTTCGCTCATACCGTAACTATCGTGGTATATACGGACCAGACGTACAGTTTACTGATGCAGAAAAGTCTCGTGTATTTATTAAAGTTACTAAAACAAAAACCTTGGCTGCGTATGGGCAGATTGTAGACGTACTGTTTGCTAACAATCGTTTTCCTTTGTCTATTGAACCTACTGAACTTCCAGAAGGAGTAGTAGCAGACGTACATTTTGATCCAGCTGAACCTGAGCAAATGCGTGAAAATGGATTAGATCAAGAGATTAATCCTTATGGTTTTAAAGGTGATGGTAAAGAGTTTCCCGCAGGAGCAACACTTAAAACATTAAATGATATGCTTGGTCCTATTAAGGATAAGTTTGAAGGTATTGATAATGTACAAGCTGGTGTAGGTAAAACTCCTACAGCCATTACTTTTAGCCCTGCAATGATTGCAGCTAAAAAGATGCAAAAACAAATTCAAGATCAGTTGGAAGAATCATCTGCATCTAAACACTTACGTAGTACAGCTTTTGAAATGGCTTTGTTTGGTACGGGTGTAATGAAGGGTCCATTTGCCGTAGATAAAGAATACCCAAACTGGGACGAAGAAGGTAACTACGATCCTATGTTTAAAACAGTACCACAGGTATCTCATGTATCTGTGTGGAACTTTTATCCTGATCCAGATGCTAACAGCATGGATGATGCTCAGTATGTAATTGAACGCCATAAACTTTCTCGTACACAAATGAGAGGATTAAAGAAAAGACCATACTTCCGTAGTGCCGTTATTGATGAAGCAATTTCTTTGGGTGAAAACTATAATAAGCAATACTGGGAAGATGATCTTTCTGACTACGCACCAGAACATGGTATTGAACGCTACGAAGTCCTAGAGTATTGGGGCATGGTAGATGTTGAAATGCTAGAGGAACAAGGTGTAGATATTCCAGATGAACTTACAACATTTGATGAACTACAAGCAAACGTATGGATTTGTAACGATAAACTTATTCGCATGGTTCTTAATCCATTTAAACCTGCACGTATTCCTTACCATGCTGTACCCTATGAACTAAACCCATACTCATTCTTTGGCGTAGGCATTGCTGAAAATATGGATGATACTCAAACACTTATGAATGGTTTCATGCGTATGGCTGTAGATAATGCTGTATTGTCAGGTAATCTTTTGATTGAGGTAGATGAAACTAATCTAGTACCCGGTCAAGACCTAAGTGTGTACCCCGGCAAAGTCTTCCGTAGACAAGGCGGTGCACCGGGACAGGCTATCTTCGGCACTAAGTTCCCTAACGTTGCTGGCGAAAACTTACAACTGTTTGACAAGGCACGAGTACTTGCAGATGAATCAACAGGCTTTCCCTCTTTTGCACATGGGCAAACAGGTGTGTCTGGTGTAGGCCGTACTGCAAGTGGCATTAGTATGTTGATGGGTGCTGCTAGTGGCGGCATTAAAAATGTAATTAAAAATATTGACGATTATTTGCTACGCCCAATGGGTGAAGGTTTATTCCGTTTTAACATGCAGTTTAACTTTGATCCAGAAATGCGTGGTGACCTAGAAGTTAAAGCACGGGGTACTGAATCCCTTATGGCTAACGAAGTGCGTAGCCAACGTTTGATGCAGTTCTTGCAAGTATCCTCCAACCCTGCACTTGCACCATTTGCTAAGTTTCAATATATTATTCGTGAGATTGCAAAGTCTCTTGAACTTGACCCTGACAAAGTAACCAACAACATGGATGAAGCTGCATTGCAAGCTGAAATCATGAAAGGTATGCAAGCACAGCAGCCAACACCAGAAGGTGGGCCTCCTCCAGCAGGAGCAAACCCAATGGACACATCAGGAGCAGGTGGTGGTAACATTGGCGTAGGCCAAGCACCAGTACCGGGAGAACAAGGATTTAGTGG